CTAAAATTCTATTAATCTTTGAGTCTTAAAATGTATCTCCAAAGCTTCTAAAATTCTATTTCTCATTCCATAAGTACTTTTCAAAGAAATATCTAATTGTGAAGCTATTTCTTCATAAGTCATTTTGTCAAAATATTTCATTCGGATAAATTCGTAATCTTTATGGTCTTGAACCATATTTAGACATTCATCTATTCTGAATATTATTTCTTTATAACGACTTATATTATTGGCTATTCTTTGTTTTAACTCTTCTATCTGTTCTACTTCACTTTTAAATTCATAGTTTCCTCCACCTTTTCCTCCTGGTCCACATGATTTTTTTATTTGTGGATTTTTTAAATTTTCTATTTCTATTTCTATTCTTTTCTGATACTTTGGATAGTTTTTTAATATTTCTTCCATCTTTCTAAATATAATCTTTTGCTCCTGTGTTGCCATTATCTCATTCTCTTAGAGAATTCAATTTTCTTTTCTTCTATTTCATCATCAGTCATATATTTTTCTTTGAATATGTGACTGTTTATAATTCTTATATTGTTTCCATCTCTTATTCTAAGTTCTTGTAAATACTCAAGCATCAATCCCACTCCTTCCTATCTCTTATACTTCACATTTTTATAATATTCTAACTTGTTTATATGCTTCTCAAAGTCTTGTTCAGTTAATCCAGTTACTAACAAGAGATTTATAGTAGCAGTTATTAAGTCTAAAGCTTCTGCTTTAAAATTATCCATATTTTTAATTGTTGTAAAAGTGCTAGTTTCTCTAACTTCAGCTAATAACTCTTTGTACTCTTCTTTAACCTTGCCTAGCTGAGAGGCTTCGTTTGCATAAGCTAATGCTTTGTAGTTTTTGAGTCTATTTAAGTCTATACTCATTTACTCATCCTCCATCAATTCAGAATTTTCATAAATATTTCCAACTATTTCCATTCTTTCATTATTGTTGTTTGTAAAAGGTATATCCATTTCAAAAAACACATCGTTTAAAATAAATCTTGCTTCTTTAGTATTGAAAATAACTTTATATTTACTATTATGTAAAGTTACAATGTCTCCCTCATAAATTTCATCTCCATATTCGTCTTTTAATCCTGTATATTGCATAAGTTCTATATTTTCAAATTTACAATATGAAACAGTATCTCTATAAACTCGTCTTTCTTGAAAGTTTATAGATTCAACATTAAACATATCTTTATTTAATTTATCCCAAGCTCTAAATTTAATCTCTCTCATTTTCACCCTCCAAAGCTTCTATCTTCTTTTTTAGTTTTTGGAAGCATTTATCACATAAACTTATTATAGTTCCACTATTTCCACTATCTTGTCTTATTAATAAAAGATTACTTTCAATTTTACTACCACAACTATACAAAATCTTCTCTAACTAACTGCATTGTATGTTGACGGTATTCTACAATTTCAATACTATCGAAATCAGCTTCCATATAACCACGAAACCAAATATTGAATCTTGTACAACCACGCTTTTTACATCTCCACATTTTCATCACTCCAAATTATTCTTAAACCTGGTTGACTTATGGATAATTCTAATATTATTCCGTTTTTTAATTTTTTAACTTCCATTTTATCCTCCCTATTTTCCATACTTTGAACATCTTCCCGTCGTCAGCAATATGTTAAACTATTGAATTTATTATATGTTTATCCATTTTGTTAGCATCAGCAAAATCGTTCAACTTTAGATTTTTACGACTGTTTCCAAAATTGAAATAGTCGTTATTCTTAACACATATGCATCACTTCTTATTTGCTTCTTTAACTTTCTTGATTCTAACTTTCAAGCTCTCAACAAGTGCATCTTGTACATCTCCTTTGTTTTGTAAAGCTTCCATTACGTCTTCATCTCTAGTTTCTTTACAAACCAAATGATGGATTATTACCTTTTCTGTCTGCCCTTGTCTGTGGAGTCTTTTGTTAGCTTGTTGATATAATTCCAAGCTCCAGTTAAGCCCAAACCATATCACATGATTACCTCCAGCTTGTAAGTTAAGTCCATAAGCTGCACTTGCTGGGTGGGCTAGTAGTATATCAATTTCTCCTTTGTTCCAATCTAGTTGGTCTTGTGGATTTTTCAATAGTCTTATTCTTAATTTCGAGTCTTTCAAAGCTTCAATTATTCTATCTTTGTCATGCTGGAAATTATAGAATACTAGTGCAGGTTTCCCATTCAATTGCTCTATCAGCTCTAAAAATCTTTCAATCTTACAGTCATGGACTTCAAAAACTTTTCTATTCTCATCATAGATAGCTCCGTTTGCTAACTGAAGTAACTTGTTAGAAAGTGCCGCCGCATTTGCAACTGTAATTTCAGTGTCTTCAAGTTCAAGTATGGCTTTTTTCTCAAGATCATCATAAGACTTCTTAGCCTTACTATCTAAAACTATTGGTACTTGCTCATAGATTATGTCTGGCAGCTCCAAATAGTCTTCTGCTTTCATGGATATACAGATATCTGATATTTTCTCATGTATAGCTTCATTTGAACCTTCTTTGGCATCATAATTAAAAATTACAGTTCTGTTCCTTTGCCCAGGTTCAAAATATCTTTCTCTAAATTTCCCGATAGTCTTTTCTAACCTTTCTCCCTGATCCAATAGATACAGTTGAGCCCATAAGTCTATAAGCCCATTAGGTGCAGGTGTACCTGTAAGTCCAACAATTCTGTTTATTTTATTTCTAATAACTTTCAAACTTTTGAACCTTTTCGATTGATGATTCTTAAAGCTAGACCACTCATC